CTGGTGTGATGGAAGCAACGGTAGCATAGGGTGCGGTACTAAGTACCCTATCGACTGGTGCCCATACTTTTCCAGTATGTGGAGGAAAAATCTTATGAAGGCTGAGGAGGATATCGCTAGACAAAAGGCAGAAAACGAAAAAGCAAAAAGAACAGAAATGTACAAAAGACACTTTAACAAGAAGAGGACCTAACAAGGTCCTTTTTATTTTCGCGATAAATACTTCTTAGATTATGAGAAAGAATTAAAGGAGGTAAAACAATATGATTATTAAACGATCTTGGAACGCTGATAGAAAATGGAATGGATACTATTATGAAAAACATTATTTCTATACTGGATGGTTTTTATTTGGTTTCATTCCTCTGTATATCTGCCGAAAAGAAACGGACAAATTTGGAAATCTTTTATAATAATCTTTAAAAGAGACAGAGCTCTAACATGGGCTCTTTCTTTTTATTTTTGAAAGGAGAATTATGTAAATGATGGAAATACAAAATGCTAAAATAGTTCACACATCACTTGGAGTGGAAGACCATGGCATATTCACCTGCTATTTAACTCTAGAAGGCGATGGTTGGGGCTGCAGCTTTGGTGGCTATGCTTTAGACACGTGGGATGAGACCAAACGTGAACGGGTCGGCACGGCAATAGGATTTGATGCAATAATCAAACTAATGGAAACTCTCGATGTCGAAAACTGGGAGGAGCTAAAAGGCAAAATGGTCCGAGTTGAAACCGAGGGCTGGGGAGGCAGAATTACTAAAATAGGCCATATAATCAAGAATCGATGGTTTAGCTTTGAAGAGTTTTTCGAAAAAAGTGAAAGCGGAGAAAACAATGTTTAAGAGGTACAACAAATGCCAAACTGGATTGAAGGAACATTGAAATTACGCGGCAGTAGCGAGAATTTGAAAAGATTCTTTGATAATGCTATTCAACCGCCGTGTTATACGTGCTATTATGATGGAGAATTTAACGAAGTCAAAATAATGCCAGATGCTTGGATTAAAGGTACAAGTAGAGCGTTTGTAAACGACGAATGTTATATTTACTGGGAAAAAGCGTACGAAACGGTTTGTATTCCAATAAGGCAAGCGTGGTGCTTTGTGGCCGAAGAATGGGCAGAGATTTCTAAAAAGTACAATCTTGACGTCCGCTTATATGGATTCGAACAAGGTATGGAGTTTTGTCAAGAAGTAGAGATCATAGACGGAAAAGTCACAATGGATAACAAGATCAGATACGACGACTGGGATTGGGAATGTCCAATGCCGCGAATGGGTGGTTGAAAGGAGAAACACCATGTTGAAAATCATTAAAAAGTTCGTAAAGTTCATAATCGATTTCATAGTCGATTTTTGGTTTATACATTTATTGGAGCTGATTTGGCTTGCTCCTACGATTTATATTTTAATAGTCCGTCCAGAATCTGCTGCCGTCAGAATACTCATAGCTGTTTCGTTCTTCCTTTGTGGAATGATGGAAGGCTGCCTTTTATACTTGGAAATAGACGACTGAAAGGAGAGAAAAATGTTTGGACTTATCAGCAAGAAAAAGGTTATCAAGGCACTCGAGCATATCGTGAACGAGTATAACGATGCAAACAACGCACCGAAGGGCTTTGGGCATAATAACTATTTCTATTATTCTTGTGGGAATATGAACGCAGCAAACTACATTGGTAAGAAAATCGGAATTGACACAGAAGTCTTGGTTAGGAGGTAAACACAATGGCTAATCTGATTGTTGACATGGACATTCCGAGAGCGTGTAGATGGAAAGAAGACGGAATGACGAAACGATGCCCGATAGCAGAGTGGGGAGGTGCGTGTGCCGTTACAAAGCTGTTTGAACCGTCCTACGATAGCAGACCGCCATGGTGTCCAATCAAAGGCGTACTGCCCGATGAGCATGGGGATTTGGTGGATAGAGATGAATTGAAAGAGAAATTCATCGTTGGTGATTTTATCGGTGATTGTGCACGTGAGATGATCGATGCTGCTCCGACTATTATTGCAGCAGAAAGGAGAGAAAAATGATCATTAATAAGCCGAAACAAGATAATCGAATTGTAGCATTTCAGGAACTACCTACTGGTACCGGTTTTCGTTGGCAAAGCTGGTATTATATAAAAGTTGAAGAGTGTCAAAAAAAGCTCAATGGAGTCGAGAGACAAAATTGCAATGCAGTTCAGCTAGAATCCGGTTACTTAGCACATTTTATGTTCTGCGAACTAGTCGAGAAAATTCCGATGTCTATAGAGGTACTTGAATAATGGACAAGCCAATCAAATATACAGAAGCTAGGATTATTCCTTACGAAGACCAGGAATCGATAAACTTTTTCACAGAATGTCTTTGCAAAAATATGTTAGATTCTGCGTCTCATAAAATATTAGACCTCATTTCATCTAATAGCGGAGAGTATTCGTTCAGGTTGCACAGCATTACTGCGAATAACATACCCGAGACGCAAAGCACGGAGTTTAGATTGCTAATGGAAGTGCAGAAGATAACTCGCTGTAAAAACTGCATTAATTGCAGAGGTGATGCAGAAAAATACTGCTCCATACATCCTTACAGAGGCTTGGCTGAACCGTGGAACGACGATTGGTTCTGTGGAGACGGAAAGGAGAAAGACGATGAGCAAATTTGATTTCATATTAAAAAGCGGTGCAATCGTTACTGTGGAATGCGAGCATTGTACTTTGAAGCATTTCGATAATGCGCTTACGCAATACAACCTTGAAGGAATAACTAATGAAAGCGATTATCCGATGTACATTCGAGTCGACGAAGTTGCGGCAGTAGTTCAGCGAGCGGAAAGGAAAGACGATGGAACAACGGTTGATTGATGCGAATGCTCTGAAAGAATCGTTTCGCAACCAAACGGCAAATATTCAAGGAAAAGTCAAAGAGGATGCGGATGCAATAATTGAGGCAATATGCAAAGATATTGATCTCGCGCTTACCGTGGACGCTGTAAAAGTGGTGCGGTGTCGGGATTGCAGATACAGAGTCGTAAACGAACATTATGGGAAAAAAGGATATTTTGATTTGAAAGCATATTGCAAACTTGACACAGGAGATATCTTTGAGTTAGGCAGACATGCCGAGGACGACGACTGGTTCTGTAGAGACGGAAAGGAGAAAGATAAATGAAACGCACAATTTATTACTGTGATTTCTGTGGCCAAGAGATAAAAGACCTGAATCAAGCGGCAAAATACGAAGTTAATGCTGGACGCTTGGGTGATAAACTAGTATGCCGAATCGACGCTCACGATGTATGTGTCGAAGCGTTCTTGGCGAGCGCAAAGTGTAATAGAAAGGCAAGACCATGAGTGTACCGAGAATAACTAATTGCCCTAATTGCGGAGCGCCTATTGAAACTGATGTTTGTAGGTTTTGCGGAACAAAACTTATCAATATCGCTGATCTGAAAATCGGAGATCCAATCTGGCTTACGTTTTCTGATCAGTTTGGAGTACAGGGTGTACGTTTGTGCCTCGATAAAATCAGCATTCGCCACGAATTAGGAGATAGCGCTTTCTATGCTGACAGCAAGCCCGTGCTCATTGGACCTGGTAAGTACGAGATAGAGCTATCGGGCACGCCGTGTAGTAACAATAAAGGTGTTTGGGGCTACAAGACTGACAATCCAGAGGCTAATATTTACGATGTAATCAAATGATCGCGTTATATTTTTGAAAGGAGAAATACGTTCGTTGGCAAAACTGGATAGATTGAGCAGTTCCGATGCTGCTAATGCTTTTAACACTTTGGCTAGGACAGCTGATGCTACTAGAATATCAGCTCGCGAAATGGCTGCGTCGTTACATCAAATATCTATTAGTGCGGTAAATCTAAGAAAAGAAGACTTTTGTGATAATACAGTCTTTACTTCTGCTTCAGTTTATGGGCTGATGGATGGGAATGCTTCGGTTTATCGGCTGATGGATACGAAACCTCGGCGACTTCGTTGCGAGTATTGCGGATGTCTATCAGAAAAAGATTATGGAACATGCGAACATTGCGGAGCACCACTTTGAGAGAAGAAATGCTTAGTCTTTTCGATGATTGACCGCTTATTTTCGCGATAAAAACTCCTTAGATTATGAGAAAAATCTAAGGAGGAACATTAAATTATGACGAACAGAGAAATGACTATTATTGCCGGAATCAAGGAAGCTGAGAAGAAATATGGAACAGATTACAAAGCAGCGCTTGAAGAAGCGTTTGGTACAATGTATGATTTCTTCTGCGACCATCCGGAAGTATGTAGAATCTATGAAAACTGGAAAGTCGAAAAAGAAATGGGAATCGATAGAATAAGGGTTGAAAGAACGAGAATTATGTAAAAGTAAAAGGGCCTAGCAAGGCTCTTTTTATTTTCGCGAAAAAAACATCTAACCTAATGAGAGAACGGAGAGATTATCTTGCTGTTCTCTTTTTTATTTTTCGAAAGGGGACCTATGGACAGACAGAAGCTTTATTTAATCCTGGATATTGTATCAGTTATTGCAGGATGTGTGTTCGTTGGCGCAAAGTCTGGAAGACTTCTAATGCGTAAATACATAAAAGACTCAAATAAAATTAAATAATCGGAGGTGCATCATGGAAACCAAGGAACGTAAGATCAACAAGGACACTCTCAAGAAGGTAGGAATCGGAGTTGCTATCGGTACTGGCGTCGGACTGCTTATCGGCGGAATTGCTGTATTGGCGGTGACTAGTGCCAAGCATAACAGCGGATCCTGGTCTAGCTTCGAGTCTACCGGAGGTCCGAAGATTTACAACAACGACATTGTGAACCACGTAAAGGCTCATTCGACTCTCAAAGATCGGATGAATCCCGGTAAGATGGTCGATATGGCCTTTGTTTCGTTCGATATCCTGAACGGATCGATCAAAGGGCCTAAAGAGAGCGACTGGAAGTATAAGTTCGTAAAGCATGACGGGTTCGACAATCTTAATGTCGACGTAAGTGCTACGGACTATACTACTCCGACGCATGTTCGTAACTAAGTAACTAATGGGGTGTAACTCAGTAGGTTTAGAGTGGCGGCCTTATAAGCCGCTGGTCGTCGGTTCGAGTCCGACCACCCCAACCAGACGCCGTTGACGAACGGCCAGGCAGTGCACGGCTTGATACTTAAATGCTTGGCGGACGCGCACTTTAGGGACGTTGCTTGGGGCAGGGAATGGCAACGAGAATGTTCTGGTGGGAGGCATTCACACAGGGAGGACGATAAACGGCGGGTGTACTGGGCCGCGTCCACGGAGCAGTAGGAGACTATGGGACTGCTCTTATTTTTTACAACTGAATAGAAAAGGAGAAAACGAAATGACTAAATTTATGATCATCGTAGATCATTCCGAAAAGAACGAGCAGATCATTAAGCATTTTTTAAAACCCGGGGACGAGCTAACATGGATTGGCGGACGAATTGTGCGAATCACGGAAAACGACATCCTTAACGAAAAAAATGAATTTGTTACCAAATCATTCGTAATTTGGTGTCGGGGAACTGTGTTCCAATATTTGTTCGCACGGAAAGCATTCTCGAAATTCTGCATTATGCTTGGCTGGCCGACCGGAAAATTAACTACAACTAAATAGAAAAGGAGAGAAAAAATGGTATATCGTAAAAAACCTGTTGTGATCGAGGCTATTCAATGGACTGGAGACAATTTTGACGAACTGGAACGATTCACTGACAATTCTTCGCTAGTAAAATTTTTCAACCATGAATTGTTTATCTACACTCTGGAAGGGAAAATGCATGCGTCAGTTGGAGACTACATCATAAAAGGAGTCGAAGGAGAGTTCTATCCCTATAATCCTGATATTTTCGAAAAAACATACGAAAAGGTATAAGCATCGAGAAACAATAGAAAAGGAGAGCGAGTACAATGATTAAAATCGAACAAATCGAATGCTGGGGTTACGAGCATGCGATTCGTGGTATGAGAAATCCTATGAACTCTTGGGATAAGAGTGACAGTAAATGGGTGCCCTACCTACAGAGCACAGAACTTCGCATATATTCGATAGGCAAGAACGATCTCGAGCTTATGAACAAGCTCTATAACGCTGGTACTGAGCATCGTAAATTCCTGAGACAGATATTTGTCTCCATGGATATCACAGCCCCGTTGTACTGGTGGAAAGAATTCGACACGTACAAGATCGGTACGGTTTCGAACAGCTGCAGTACGATGCATAAGATCACGGCAAAACCGTTCGACGCGGAAGATTTCAGTGCTGAACATCTTGACGCGGGCTGCTTTGATATCCTGCTAAATTTGATTACGGAGCTCAACTACCATCGTAGTTGTTATCTCGATTATCGTGCTAGAGGCAGCGAATCTCAGAAAGACGAATGGTGGCAGATCATTCAGCTTCTCCCTAGTTCGTATAATCAGAAGCGTACGATTACTATGAACTACGAGAACGTCGTATCTATTATTAATCAGCGGGAAGGCCATAAGCTTGACGAATGGAATGATCTCGTCAAAACGTTTAAGAACCTTCCTTATATTTCCGAAATCACAAAAAATAATACTCAGGAGGTATAACACAATGGCTACAAAGATCGACCCGAAGGTAAAGAAGACCCTCAACAAGACTGACAACCAATTCATGGGTATCTGCGCGTTTGCGGGAGCATTCATGGGTGTGTCGCTTGGGATTTTCACCTACCTCGTGTGCAAGTCTGCTGTTAAGCAGGGTAAGCTCGAGTACGATGTTGCTCTCAATGTCGCCCAAGGCGGTGCCTGCGCTTCGAAGAATGGAGAAAGCTAATGTTCTGGCTTGGATATCTTTGCGGACGTTTCTGGCGGCTATTCAGAGGAGTGGCCGCCGTTTTTATTTTCTTAATCGTTATGTTTCTAATCATTCTATTCTGGTAATTTGAAAGGAGAAAAAACAATGAAGAAGACTAAGGAAGAACTCAAAGAGGAAGTCATGGAATCCGTACAGGATTGCGAACCCACCGAAGAACCCGTTGAAAATGTCGATTATGATGCCAAAATCGAACATTGCCGTAACAAGCTCGTCGCTCTTGATGCTTTCTACAGGGAAATGAAGAACAAGTTCGAAAAAGAAATCAAGGAACTTCAGGAAAAGAGAGATATGGAAGAGGGCATGAAGGCGATCAACAACTTCATCTCTAATCTCGTGAATGGAGGACTCAGCAGAGATCGAGCTGAAGAAATTGCTGCCGAGTATATCAGAAAGAACATGGGCCTCGGAAGCACTGAGAAAAAGAGGGTGGATTTCGCCGTTGTCGATTCAGCTACTAATAACAGAACCTTGAATCGGAACGAAAAGTTCTCTGATGTTGCAGATAAAATGGCTGCTACGTTTGCTCCGTTTATTGGTAGGGAGTAATTCGAATGATCATAGCGGTCGATTTCGATGGTACTCTGTGTGAAAATAAGTACCCGTCGGCAGGGGAGCCCAATACTCCCCTTCTAGACGCTCTGAGAAGCCTTAAAAAGGACGATAAGGCTGAGATTATACTCTGGACATGTCGAACCGGAAAAGAGCTGGATTTCGCAGTTGAGTGGTGCAAAAACAGGGGATTGATATTCGATGCTGTCAATGAAAATCTTCCTAGAATCATCGAACAATTTGGCGGAGATAACAGGAAAGTGTTCGCCCATGTTTACATCGACGATGCATGTATGGATTTTTCTTATGAATACATCCAGAACTATATCGACGATCGTGATCCCGGTTTGAAGCGTCTTTTCCATGCGTACCTATCTGAATACATTTCAAGCACTATAAGGAGTAGAGCAGATGTTTTACAATGAAAACGGTCTTCCTATCATAGACCCTAATCTTCTTGTCATTGCCATTGCGGCTGCTATGATTCTCGGCGTATTTCTTCTTTTGATTTATATCCCCTCCATCGAACAGTTCAAGAAGGTGGAGCAGGAACGAGACAAATACAAGCTTCAGAGAGATTACTACATCAATCAATGGAGTATCGAAATGATATCTCGTGGAAAGTCCGAAGAAGACGTCGCTTGCCTAATCGTTAAAAAGAATTGTGAAATCGCGCGCTCAAATAAGAAAGCAAAGGTGTTTGCAAAACTTGCAGATAAACTGAGAGGAGTCAATCATGCCTGACGAATTAATCGGAGTTCTTATCGGTATATTTATCGCACCTTTGGTGTACATGCCAATCCTAATACTCATTTATATTCTTTCTGAATTCATCAGAAGAAAAAGGTAACTGAAATGAAAGAAATAATTGTTGCAGATCTTAGGGACGTTCCTGAGGATCAGAAAAAGAGCGGGATCAAAGTAACCGGAGAAAACGTACCTTCCATGTCGCTTGACGATTTTCTTCAAATGGCCGCTTCTGCACCAGGATACTTCTTCGTTAATGTGATACTTCCAAATGAAGAAGTATTTGCTGCAAAGTATAAATTCTCCAAGGAGGTATTTGTCCCTGAAAGATATGCTCGCTTTCTGGATAATATTGTCGAGGAAATCTGGGATATCTTTGATGATGGTGGATTTGGGTCATTCATAATTTTAGGAAAGGACAAAGTATATGCAACGGATTAATTCTCTTAACGATTTCGAAGTGCTGCTCAAGGAGTCACTTGATGTTTGCGTTATCGAAGTCGCTGGCGAACCGTATCACAACATGATTAAGCTGGTTTCGTATCTGGATTTCGACAGTTACGGAATGATCGAAGTAAAGCCTTCCCTCTGCTATGTTGATGACTATCTCGAGCAGACTGACTTGTACAAGAGCATTTGGGACTACGCATCTGATTTCACTTCTTATAAGATTCCCCTTTATGTTGTTGAATCGATGGCCGACCTGGATCCGATTGCTCAGATGTATATGTCAGCTAAGCTCGAGGCCGGTTTCAAGACTGACGAAAAAGAAGACTCATTGATAATTATGAAGCCTTCCGAGATGAAACAACTTAGATCACTTAATTCTGGAATATATTTAGTGGGGTTCGAAAATGAAAGAGAAAAGGCATCACAAAGTCCTCGTAATGAATGAGGAAGATTGCAGGCTCGATGATGAACGAAGAGCAAGAAAGAGAATGAACTTTGCTGACTGGATTAAAGAACATTTAAAGGAGGAAAAAAGCTTATATGGAGAAGACGGATATTTGCGAGAAGAATGGACCGACGAAGTCAACTGATGTTATCAACGTCGAACTGAGCATCTCCTACAACACTGAGGATGGCAAGTTGCTTGATGCGAAGGACGTTGAGGAGTGTCTCAAGAAGGTGTTTGACACGGTCAAAGTAAAATCTATCAAGCATTTCACCAACGAATAATCATTGCTATATTTGAAAGGAGATAAAAATGGCAGGAAGAATCACACTTATTGTATTGGCAGCTCTTTTAGTAATCGTTTTACTGGGCTGTGCACTATGCTGCAGGACTGTTCCGACTGGATACACGGGAATTCTTACGACGTTTGGAAAGGTTGAGACCGATCAACTTTCCGCTGGAGCACATCTTATTGCTCCGTGGCAAAAGATTGTAAAGCTGGATAATCGTACACAGAAAGTATCGATTACTACTCAGGCTTTCTCGTCGGACATCCAGCAGGTTGATATCCAGCTCTCGATTAATTTCGTAATTGACCAGAGCAGCGCTCATGAACTTTACAAAACTGTCGGATCTGAATACTTTGACAGTGTAATTTATCCGCGTGTTCTGGAAAACACTAAAGCTGTATTCGCTAAATATTCTGCCGAGCAGCTGATTGAAAACCGGCAAAGTTTATCCGATGAAATTCATGAGCAGCTTGCCGATGACGTCAAAGATTACGGAATTGCCGTTACTAATCTATCAATCGAGGATATTGATTTTACGGACGCGTTCACTAATGCTGTGGAACAAAAGCAGGTCGCTCAGCAAAACAAACTTGCAGAGGAAACAAGGCAGTCTCAGCTTACGATGGAACAGAAGGCGGCTGCTGAACGTCAAATTATCGATGCTAAAGCAGCTGCTGATGTTGCTAAGATCCAAGCAGAGGCGGATCTTGAAGTTACAAAGATTCAGGCGGATGCTGCTGAGTATGCCGGTCAAAAAGAAGCCGCTAAGAATAGGGCTATCTCTGAATGGCTTACTCCCGAGCTTATTAAATATTACTTGATTCAGCAGTGGGATGGTAAGCTTCCTCACTATGCTCTCGGATCTAATAGTAATATTTTACTTGATCTGGCTGAGTAATTATTGGACTCGAGGGGTTTCGTGGACGGCACAACCCCTCTTCTTTTTTGCCAAATTTCGTGGCCATTTTTGGTCGGCAAAAGTGGGCAGTGGCCAAATATTTTTGGGCTTTGATAAAAATTGGTTGGTTGAAAGTGGTCTAGTGGCCAAAAAAAGTGGCCAATTGGCCACTTTTGAAAATGGATTTGGCCACAAAAAATGCCCTAATTTAGGGACTTTTTTGGCTATTGGCCACTTTGCCCACCTATTTTTTAATTTAATGCGAAAGAAAAATTAATATATATATAAAGGTAAGAGAAATGGGTGGGCAATTGGCCAGTAGATATTTTTCCACAAGATTCGAGTTCGCGAAAAAAACATGTCCTTTTATGAGGAGAAAAAAGTAATTTTTTGTTTTAGCAACAATTACTTTTAAGCTTTTTATTTGTCGGAGGATTCTAATGAAGGAGTCAGAGTTTCAATCAAAATTGATTAAGGAATTGAAACAGATGTTTCCTGGTTGCTTTGTGCTTAAGACCGATGCTGGCTACATACAAGGAATGCCAGATCTGTTGATATTGTACAAAGACAAATGGGCAGCGCTCGAATGCAAAAAGGAGAAGGATGCTAAGCGCCGACCGAACCAGGAATACTACGTGGACATTCTAAACAAATTGTCATTCTCGAGATTTATATATCCGGAGAATAAAGAGGAGGTACTAAATGATCTTCAACGCACATTCGGACCTAGTAGGGAAGCATGCACTCCTAGGAGCCAGTAAATTCAGTTGGCTGAATTACGATGAAGAGACTCTCGTGCAGCGCTACAAGCAACAGTGGGCTACACAAATTGGGACGGCTCTTCATAAGCTTGCTAGTGATTGTATTAATAACCATATTCGACTATCGAAGTCGGGAGATCGGCATCTTGTATTTTTAGAATTGACAAGATGTGGAATTCCGACAGACTTCATTGATATCGACAGCATTCTTTTGACTCTTGTTCCTTTTGTGAATGATGCAATCGGTTTTAAGATGTCGTCAGAACAGATTCTGTATTATTCCGATAATTGTTTCGGATGTGCAGATGTTATTGCGTACAGAAACAAGATCCTTAGAATTCACGATTACAAAAGCGGTTCTCTTCCGGCTCATATGGAGCAGCTTATGATTTATTCTGGACTGTTCTGTCTAGAGTATAAGATTGATCCTTATGACATTCAGGAAACAGAACTCAGAATCTATCAGAATTCCGAAATCCTCTATCACAAACCAAGTGGAAAGGAGATCATGGATGTTTGCGATAGAATCGTCGAAGCTAACGGAATCATTGAAAAGATTAATCCTAAGGTGGTGACTTTATGACAGAAGACTACTCTAATTCGCTGATGCATTATGGCACTAAGCGTCATTCGGGAAGATATCCCTGGGGCTCTGGCAAAGATCCGTATCAGCATAGCGGAGATTTTCTGTCTAGAGTTAATGATTTAAAGAAGGGCGGAATGTCTGAAACGGAGATCGCTAAGTACTTGAGTACTGACGACGAGCCGATGACAACCACGGACCTTCGTACTTATATTTCGGTTGCTAACCATGAAAGAAGAAGAGACCAGATAATGCAGATCAAATCTCTTCAGGCCGATGGAATTACTAGCAACAGCGAGATCGGAAGAAGATTGGGAATCGCCGAATCAACTGTTAGATCTCTTCTTAATGCTGATGCCGAAGCTAGAATGAATAAGGCTATGACAACGGCAGAAGTTCTTAAGAAGCAGCTTAAGAAAGATGATTACGTCGACATCGGTACAGGTACCGAATTGTATCTTGGAATCTCCGAGCAGAAGCTGAAAGAAGCTAGATTAATACTGGAAGCCGAAGGTTATAAGGTTTACGGCATCGGTGAAGCTCAGCCTACAAACCCTGGCAAGCAGACTATTCGAATGATTCTGTGTAAACCTGGTACAACTCAGGCTGAAGTGTATGCGAATCGCGATAAGATTAAAGCTGTCGATAACGTTATATCTTATGATGGCGGTGATACTTATCGTCCTGCTTTCGAGTATCCGAGCAGCTTAGATTCGAAGAGACTTAACATTGTTTATGCTGAAGATGGCGGTCTCAATAAAGACGGTCTGATCGAGCTTAGAAGAGGTGTAAAGGACATTTCTTTGGGCAACTCTAACTATGCTCAGGTACGAATACTGGTTGATGGTACTCACTATTTGAAGGGTATGGCTGTATACTCTGACGATCTTCCGGACGGCGTTGATGTTCAGTTTAACACTAACAAGTCTAAAGGAACGCCGATCAAAGGATCCGGTGACTCGACCGTTCTTAAACCTATCAAGAGCGATCCTGATAATCCGTTCGGTTCTTTGATTAAAGAGCATGGCGGTCAGAGTTATTACGATGATCCTAACGGTAAATACACAGACCCTAAAACTGGCAACAAGCAGTCTTTGTCACTGATAAATAAAAGATCAGATCAAGGAGATTGGGAAGATTGGTCTGATAGACTTCCTTCTCAGTTCCTTTCTAAGCAGAGCATGAAGCTTGTTAACCAGCAGCTAGAGCTTTCTCTTGCTAACAGACGAGCGGAACTCGAGGAGATCAACGCTTTAACAAACCCGGCCATAAAGAAGAAGCTTCTTGAATCTTTTGCAGACAATTGTGACAAGACTGCTGTACATTTGGATGCTGCTTCTCTTCCTAGACAGAAGTACAAAGTCATTATTCCTGTTAATAACATTAAGGATAATGAAGTGTATGCTCCGACCTACAACGATGGAGAGACAGTTGCTCTTGTTCGTTATCCTCATGGCGGTACATTTGAGATTCCTATATTGAAAGTAAACAATAAGAATAAAGATGGTATCGCTACAATCGGGAAGAATCCACCTGATGCAATAGCTGTTAACTCAGCAGTTGCAAAGCGTCTGTCGGGCGCCGACTTCGATGGCGACACTGTTATGGTTATCCCGCTTAGTGATAAGGTTAATGTCACTAGCACACGTCCCTTCAAAGCTTTCGATCCTGGTCTCGAGTATCCTAGAACAGAAACTTCTAGAGTAATGCGAAAGAGCGAGCTTCAAAAGCAGATGGGTGTCATCTCGAACTTGATTACAGACATGACTATCAAAGGCGCTCCGAGAAATGAATTGGAGATGGCAGTAAGGCATAGCATGGTTGTAATTGATGCAGTTAAGCACGAGCTTGATTACGTTAGGAGCGAGAAAGAGAACCACATAAACGAGTTGAAAGACCGTTATCAGGGACACTACAACGAGAAAGGCAATTGGACTCACGGCTCTGCTACTCTGATCTCCAGAGCAAAGAGCGAAACGACAATACCGGAAAGAAAAGAAGGCGAGTATCGAACTGATCCCGAAACTGGTAAGACGCGTCGATACTTTTATGATCCCAAGACCGGAGAGAAACTTTATAGTAACACTAATGGTTCTTACTTGAAGGCTAAGATACCTGGCATCAAAGGATGGGTCTCCGCGTTCGAAAAGAATGGGAGGATCACCTACAAGAATAAAGACGGCGAGGTAGTAGACGTACCTGACAACGCTAAAGTAAAGAGCGTTATGCGTACTACTAGTAGTACCCAGATGGCAGACACCCGTGATGCATTTGACCTGGTATCCGAATACAGGGCACCGGTCGAGCTCGCGTACGCTAAGTATGCCAATAGTATGAAAGCCCTGGCTAACCAAGCTAGGCTCGATTACATGGCCACACCCAATCTTAAGTACGATGCTAATGCTAACAAGGTCTATAAGAAAGAAGTGAATGAGCTTCTGACACAGCTCAAAGAGGCTAAGATGAACAGTCCTAGAGAGAGGATGGCTCTTCAGCTTGCTAATTCTAGGATAGCAGCCAAGAAGCGGGCGTACCCCGATATGACCAAGGAAGAGCTTAAAAAGATAAGTCAGCAGGAGTTAACTAAAGCACGATTCAAAGTTGGGGCTAAACGGGTGAGCATTATACCCACCCTCCGTCAATGGGAAGCTATCCAGGCCGGTGCAATAAGTAATAATGTACTGGAGAGTATCTTAAGATACAGTGATCAGGAAGCAATAAGAAAATTAGCAACTCCTAAGGCTTCTTCTTCGTTGAGCGTAAACAAAATAGCAAGAATCAAGGCGCTTGCTAATTCTGGAAGAACAACAAGTGAAATAGCACAAGCGCTCGGTATTTCTGTTTCAACTGTTTCTAGCTATTTAAATGAATAAATAGAAACTTTTTGATTCAGAAAACTAATTTTATGAAAGGAAAAAAGTGTAAAAATGTCTAAAAGGCAAGTTGCAATAACAACATTTGACAATCCTTTTGATCCTTTAGATGACTTTGATTCTTGGTTTTTGTTTGATGTGCAAAAAGGTTACAATACTTGTGCTTATTTAGCAAGAATTGCAAGAACTACAAATGAATTTACTGATTCTGAGAACCAAAAGGAAATCGAAGATGCAATTGATGAAATAATTGAAAACGATTTCATGGGTATTTACAAAAAAGTTGTAAAGGGGGAGGGGGTCTCTTGAAGGGTACCCCCCTCCGTCATCGCGCGCCTCCTCGAATTTTCCCCGGGGGGACTTTTTGGTGATTGTTTTTGGGAGCCTATATGGCTTTCGAGCTGTTTTTCCACTCCCAAAAGCTCTCAAGCATGCCACTTTCGGATATTCTACCGACATTCATGTACCTCCTGTTCGCTTTTTTCTCTCCTTTCGAAGCGACGCATGCTTGAGAGCTTTTGGGAGCGGGTGATTTTTAGAAAGGAATGGTGAGTTATGGCGAATAAGAAAGTCGCTAAATCAGAAGTGAAGAGGCGTCCACCTGCCATAACCGTTGAAGCTAGAGAAGAACAGCTGATTGCGTTGGCTGTGAATCTAGCAGAGAAGCAGCTGATGGAGGGTACGGCTTCTTCTCAGGTGATAACGCATTACTTGAAGCTCGGTTCCACGAAGGATCGACTCGAAAAGAAGTTGCTTGAGGAACAGGTTAAAGCCACCGAGGCCAAGACCGAAGCACTCAAGTCAGCTAAGAGAGTCGAAGAGCTTTACGAAGGAGCTCTCAAAGCGATGCGCGAGTACAGTGGGCACAGAGATGAGCAAGTTTATTAGGAGATACTCGGAGCTGATACGATTACCGACTTTCGAGGAGCGCTATGAGTATTTGCGTCTTGGGGGTTTAATAGGTAAAGACACGTTCGGCTTTGACAGATATTTAAATCAGCAATTCTATCATTCGGGTCCATGGAGATCTCTTAGAGACGAGATAATCATTAGAGATAATGGTTGTGATTTGGGCATTCCTGGAAGAGAAATCGAAGAGGGAATCATTATTCACCACATGAACCCGGTAAATATAGACGACATAGTCAATGTTACAGAATTCTTGATGGATCCAGATTTTTTAATTTGTTCATCCGATAGAACACACAAAGCAATACATTACGGAAACAAAGATAATTTGTTAAGGGATCCTATTAAACGAACCCCGTTTGATACATGCCCTTGGAGAAAATAACACGAAACAGTGGTGAAACCATATGGAAAGTATTCTGACTACTATTAAAACTCAGTTCCCGATCGAGAATAGTGACACGAGTTTCGATCAAACTCTCATCACAACGATCAACTCCGTTTTCTCGATCCTTCACGAACTCGGTGTCGGGCCGGAAAATGGTTTTGGGATCACTGGGTATGACGAAAAATGGACTGACTTCATAAGCGGCGATCCGTATACGCTTAGAGACGTTAAAACTTACATGTACATGAAGGTGAAGCTGATCTTTGATCCTCCTTCTAATTCGGCAGTGCTCGCTGCAATGGAGAGAGTAATAGCAGAATTCGAATGGCGTATCAATGTAGCAGTAGATCCTTCGAGAGGAGCTTGACTATGAGTAAATTTATAGCGCATTCGAGAACGGAAGGCTCCAAGAATGGGGTTAGAAGGTATCAATACGAAGATGGTACATGGACTCCGGAGGGGCTGGAACGGCGCAGAGCAGAATATGCAAAATTAAATAGATCGAACGAAAATGGAATGCGTGCGATTGTTGGAACTACCGGAACAGCCCTGGCTGCAACAAATGCTGTATTAGGCGTTGCTACAGCTAAAAAAGATTATAACAAAATGGCCTCGTCCATTAATAATTCTAAGGACATCATGGGCAAGACGAGGGACGCGGCTGAAGTTTTCGAGAAGAAACGTCTTAAACCATACACTCAAGATTTATCAAGTGACGAGCTTAGAGAAATGGTTAAAAGAATGGAACTCGAAAAAAAGTATGCAGAACTTCTCGACTATAATAGAGACAAAGGAAAAGATTGGGTAAGTAAGGCAATGGGTGCAGTTGGCGGCGTGCTGGCACTCGGTGTTCCGATAGTAACCATTATAGCTGCTATTCATGGTATGAAGAAGGCTAAAGAATAATATGCTTTCCAACACCGCTACCCCGTATTATTATGGTCAGTTTAGAAACGCTGTAATTCGAGGAGAGATTCCAGTAAACGAGGAGATTTCTCTTGAGATGAAGCGAATAGACGATCTAATAGCTAATCCAGGGGTTTATTACGACGACGAAGCTATTGACGGTTTCGTTAAGTTTTGTGAAAAAGAACTAACGCTCACCGATGGTTCAGATTTAACGCTGCTCCCTACTTTTAAATTATGGGCTGAGCAATTACTTGGCTGGTACTATTATGTCGAGAAAAGCGTATATGAAAGGCCGGGAGAAGGAAGGCCGGGGCGATTTGTAAAACGTAAAGTTTTGAAACGTCTTGTAAACAAGCAATTTCTTATAGTCGGGCGTGGTGCAGCCAAATCCATGTACGCTTCGTGCCTTCAGAATTATTTTCTGAACATAGATACGAGCACAACTCACCAAATTACAACCGCCCCGACAATGAAGCAAGCCGAAGAGGTTATGTCTCCGATTCGCACATCGATCACGAGATCCAGGGGACCGCTATTCAAGTTTTTAACAGAAGGTTCGATTCAAAATACAACTGGATCGAAGGCTAATCGAGTTAAACTCGCATCGACGAAGAAGGGCATACAGAATTTCTTAACCGGATCATACTTGGAAGTAAGAGCCATGTCGATCGACAAACTTCAAGGACTTCGTTGTAAGGTGGCAACAGTCGACGAATGGCTGTCCGGTGACATTCGAGAAGATGTAATAGGCTGTATAGAACAGGGTGCTTCTAAGAACGACGATTACATAATAATCGCCATTTCTTCAGAAGGTACAGTTCGTAATGGTCCTGGAGATACGATAAAACTCGAGCTTGAAGACATCCTTCGAGGAAAGTACATCAATCCCCACGTCTCTATATTTTATTACAAGCTTGATTCGGTTGACGAAGTTGCTGACCCGAATCTATGGGTTAAGGCAAATCCTAATCTTGGATACACCGTCAGTTACGAAACGTATCAGCTGGACGTGGAAAGAGCAGAAAAAGCTCCCGCAGCAAGAAACGATATTTTGGCTAAACGATTTGGGATTCCTATGGAAGGCTATACCTACTTCTTTGCTTATCAGGAAATTCTACCGCATAGAAAGCAAGAATTCTGGAATATGCCGTGTGCGTTGGGAATCGACCTTTCGCAGGGCGACGACTTCTGTGCGTTCACATTCTTGTTTCCGCTTTCTAATGGCCGTTTTGGTGTAAAGACTAGAAACTACATAACTTCTAGAACTTTGGAAAAACTTCCGTTGGCTATGAGACTTGAATACAACAAGTTCATAGATGAAGGAAGTTTGGAAGTGATGGATGGCACTGTTCTGGACATCATGGATGTATACGATAATCTTGATTCATTCATAGAGAACTATGGATACGATGTTCGTTGTGTTGGCTTCGACCCGTATAATGCCAGAGAATTCATAGAGAGATGGGAACGTGAGAATGGCCCGTTTGGTATTGAGAAAGTAATTCAAGGGTCCAAAACTGAATCAGTTCCGTTGGGCGAGATTAAGAAACTAGCAGAGGATAGAGTTCTTTTATTTGACGAAAAGCTTATGACGTTTGCCATGGGAAATTGCATAGTTCTCGAGGATACTAACGGAAACAGAAAGCTTTCTAAAAAACGCTACGAGGAGAAAATCGACGCGGTGGCTGCTATGATGGATGCCTATGTAGCATACAAGCTTAATAGGGAGGCTTTTGAATGATTTATGTAATGCCTAAACAAAATCAATGGGAAGGATGAAAAATCAAAATGGAACGTCCTTTTGCATCAAGACTTAAAAGCGCTTGGAACGCTTTTATGAATCGAAGAGATCCGCCTGCTTTTTATGAAGAAGCAAACGGATCTTTTTTTAGGCCAGACAGACCGCGATTATCGAGGGGAAATGAGCGCACTATTATCACGTCGATAATTAATCGAATAGCAATAGATGTCGCTGCTCTTGAATTCAAGCACGTACGTCTGGATGAAAACGGTCGTTTCAAGGAAGAGATTGATTCAGACCTTAACCAGTGTTTGACAGTGTCGGCCAACGTAGACCAAACGGCTAGAGCGTTTCGTCAGGACATTGTTGTATCGATGCTGAATGAAGGTGTTGTTGCCGTTGTTCCGGTGGACACGACTTCCAATCCTGAAAATGGTTCGTACGATATATTGTCTATGCGTACAGGTAAGGTTTTAACCTGGTATCCAAATAGTGTACAGGTAGACGTATACAACGAACGGGTTGGTCAGCACAAACAGATTTTTATGCCTAAAGCGGTGACAGCTATAATCGAGAATCCGCTTTTTGCAGTTATGAACGAGCCGAACTCCACTCTTCAGCGTTTGGTTCGAAAGCTTAGTTTACTAGATTTTATCGACGAACATAATAGTTCCGGAAAGTTGGATCTCATTATTCAGCTTCCTTACGTAATTAAATCCGAGGCGAGAAAAGTTCAAGCTGACAACAGACGTAAGGAAATAGAGCGGCAACTTGCCGGATCAAAGTATGGAATAGCTTATACGGATGGTACGGAAAAGATAACACAGCTTAATCGAGCGGTTGACAACAACCTGATGAGTCAGATCGAATACCTTACGAGAATGCTATATAGCCAGCTTGGAATTACTGATTCAATCATGGATGGCACGGCTGATGAAGCTACAATGTTGAACTACTATAACCGTACAATAGAGCCGATAGCCTCCGCTATAGTCGATGAAATGTATAGAAAGTTCCTTACGAAGACAGCTAGAACACAAAAGCAGTCTATAAGATTCTTTAGAGATCCGTTCAAGTTGGTTCCGATTAACAATATAGCTGAGATCGCGGATAAGTTTACTCGAAATGAGATAATGACATCCAATGAAATTAGACAGATTGTCGGAATGAAACCGTCGGATGATCCTGGCGCGGACGAATTGAGAAACAAGAATCTTAATCGGTCAAACGTCGACATTAAACGGAATGTCGAAGACGACAACGGAACTGAGAAAGAAAAATTTGGTGATCCTCCCGACGGGAAGTTATCCAAATAATAAGGAGAAATCAAAATGAATAACAACAAATGTGATTTTAGTGGATGGGCAACAAAAGCTAATGTCCTTTGCGCCGATGGCAGAGTTATTCAGCAGGACGCGTTTAAGGATCAGGATGGGTGCAAAGTTCCTATTGTCTGGGGACATTCGCACGATGACCCGTCGATGGTTCTTGGCTACGGCATTCTTAAGAATTACCCGGAGGGTGTCCGCGTAGATGGATATTTGAACAACAGCCCTAAAGCAAATGATGCTCGGGAGGGTCTTCGCCATGGCGATTTTCAAAGCCTCTCGATTTATGCGAACAAGCTTGTACAAGAGGGGAACGTTGTAGTACATGGTCTCATTCGTGAAGTAAGCCTCGTGCTTGCTGGAGCTAATCCTGAAGCATATATCGATTCGATCATGCAGCATTCGTTTGTCGAGGATGATGAGTCTATCATTTGCATGGACGAGCCGATCGAACTCGAACATGATGAAGACGAAGATGGCGATCTGATTGTAAAAACTGAAGAAAATGACGACGAGGCTGTGAAAATGGCGGAACCCGAAGAGAAGAAAGACGAAAAAGAAAAGACTTTTGAGGATGTATTCAACACCCTTAACGAAGAACAGAAGAACGTTGTATATGCACTTATCGGTGCTGCAGTTACAGAAAATGAAGAAGATAACAAGGAGGATGCAGAAGATATGAAGCACAATGCATTTGATCAGGAAACCAAGCCGGAAGAGAACGTCCTTGCTCATTCCGATATGGAAAAGATTATCAAGGGCGCAAAGAGAGAGGGAAGCATGAGAGCGTCCGCGGAAGCGGCTGGCTTCTCTGAGATCTACCTTCAGCATGACGGCGAAACGCCTAAGTATGGTGTTGAGAATCCCTACGGCATCATGGGTCTCGCTGGTAATGCGAACAGCTATGGCGTTGATGCGCTGTTCCCGGACGCTCGTAACTTCACCAACACGCCGCAGTGGATCTCCCGCAACATGGAGTGGGTCGCGAAGTTCATGAACGCGGCAAGCCATTCTCCGTTCTCTCGTGTTAAGACGATGTTTGCGGACATCACTGAGGATGAAGCGCGTGCTCGTGGTTACATCAAGGCGCACCAGAAGAAGGAAGAAGTCTTCTCGCTGCTCAAGCGCGTAACCGAGCCGACGACCGTGTACAAGAAGCAGAAGATGGATCGCGACGATATCATCGACATCACGGACTTCGATGTTGTTGCATGGATCAAGGGCGAAATGCGCGTTATGCTCAACGAGGAAATCGCTCGTGCAGCCCTGATTGGTGATGGCCGTACTGCTGGCACCGATGACAAGATCGACGAGACCCACATCCGTCCGATTTGGACCGATGCGGACTTCTATTCGATCAAGACGCTGGTTACCTATGACGCGGATCCCAACATTATGGCGAAGAACTTTATTCGCGCAGCTGTCAAGGCTCGCAAGAACTATAAGGGCTCTGGCAATCCGATTCTGTGGACGACTGAAGACACTCTTACCGACATGCTCCTGCTCGAGGACCTCACCGGCCGTATCATTTATGACACCAAGGAGAAGCTCTGCGCGGCTCTGCGCGTTTCCAGCATTGAGACTGTCGAACTGATGGAGAACAAGACCCGTACTGTTTCTGGCAATACTCACACTCTGCTCGGTATCATCGTGAACCCGCGTGACTACAACTTTGGTGCAGATAAGGGCGGCCAGGTTGCGCTGTTCGACGATTTCGACATCGACTACAACCAGCAGAAGTACCTGATCGAGACCCGTCTGTCCGGTGCTCTCGTGAAGCCGTATTCGGCGATTGTTCTTGAGACGATTGTTAGCGGTTCGTAATTAACAGCTAAAAATCAAAATGGCAAAGTATCACGGAAAGATAGGGTTTGGGCAGACCTCCGAAATAAAGCCCGGGGTCTGGAAAGATACGATAACCGAGAAGAATTATTACGGTGATATTCTACAGAACTATGTGCGCAATGAGAATTCTCAGCAGGTTAACGACAATCTAAACATATCAAACAGATTTAGTATTATTTCCGACCCCTTTGCCACTCAAAACTTCCATTCAATTAAGTACCTCGAGTATCTGGGAATCAAATGGAAAGTAACCAGCGTTGATCTCCAGTACCCGAGGTTAATTTTATCGGTCGGGGGTGTCTGGAATGCTGACAAGACTTGAGCTGCACGAAGAACTGTGCTCCATTTTAGGAAGTAGAAATGTGTACTTCCAGCCCCCCGCATCGGTTCGTATGAGTTATCCTGCGATTGTCTATAGCCTGTACAATATAGATAATCATCAGGCGGATAACGATATTTACAATCAAAACTTGCAATATATGTTAATCCTTATAGATGAAGATCCCGACAGTGAAGTTCTCAAAAGATTACGTAAGTATCGTCGGGCAAGATTTGTAAGGCCATATATTTCTGACAATCTAAATCACTACGTATTTACAGTTTATAACAATTAGGAGGAATAAACTATGCCTAAACTTATTTGGGATGCAGACGGCGAACGTTTTTATGAAACTGGTGTAGACCAGGGTGTTATCTATCCTAAAGGTACTGATGGAACTTATGGTACTGGCGTTCCGTGGAACGGTCTTACGGCGGTGAACGAATCTCCGTCTGGTGGCGAGCCTACGGCGTTCTATGCTGACAATATTAAGTATGCAAACATTCTTTCGAATGAAGACTTTGGCTTCACGATCGAAGCGTACATGTATCCTGAAGAATTTGCAGAGTGCGACGGTTCCGCTTCTGTAACGTCCGTTCCGGGTATGTACATTACTCAGCAGCGTCGTAAAGAGTTCGGTTTCTCTTACCGCACTCTTATCGGCAACGACGAGGAAGGCACTGACAAGGGCTATAAGATTCACGTTGTTTACAACGCGCTTGCTAAGCCCTCCGCGAACAACCACAGCACAGTTAATGAATCGCCCGAACTTCAGCAGTTCTCTTGGGAGTGCTCGACTACCCCGGCGAAGGTCGATGGCTACAAGCCGACCGCACATCTGATTTTCGACAGTACGAAGCTTTCTGAGAATCGCATGAAAAAGCTTGAAGAACTTCTGTACGGTACGGATGGCGAAGGTCAGGCAACCGGCACCACCGCTTCTCTTCCGAGCATTCAGAGCCTCATTTCGCAGCTTGCTGCCGTCGCTAACTAATCACTATAAGGGACGTATTCAGTTAGGCTGGCGTCCCTTTCCTACTTTTTTAAATTTAAAACAAAAAATCAAAATGAATTATTTAAAGGAGAAAAATTATGCTTAAGAAGACTATTAAGTACACTGATTACAACGATAACGTTCGTGAAGAAGATTTTTATTTCAACCTTACTAAGGCTGAAATTGCTGAGATGGAACTTAGTACTGTAGGTGGTCTTACACAGTTGCTTCGCGGTATGGTCGCTGCACAGGACATGCCTGCTATTTGTAAGTTCGTAAAGGATCTTATTCTTAAGTCCTACGGTAAGAAGAGCCCGGATGGTAAGAGATTCATTAAGAGCGAAGAACTGTCCGATGAATTCTCCCAGACCGAAGCATATTCTCAGCTGTTCATGGAACTTTCGACCGATGCGGATGCCACCAGCCATTTCGTTAACGGCATTCTTCCCGCTGACCTTCGAGCTCAGGCAGAAGCTGAAATGAAGAAAGAGCAGGCTCGGCTCGAATCGGCAAACTAAGTTAGAATATCACGGAGACCAAAGAAATGCTTACTATACTGATAAAACGTGGCGAACTGTATGACGAAGCCAAGAATGAGTTTATACAGTTAGAGAAAGATCAGACAATATGCCTCGAACACTCTTTGGTCTCCGTTTCGAAATGGGAGGCCAAGTGGCACAAGCCGTTCTTGGACGACAGATTTCCGAAAACAAAAGAAGAAATAATAGATTACATTCGTTGTATGACGATAACACAGAATGTAAATCCAAATGTTTACTATCTTATGTCAGATGAAAATCTTAAGAAAATACAGGAGTATATATCTGATCCTGCAACGGCAACTTGGTTTTCCGATAAAAAGAAAAGGCACACCCAAAAGAAGATAATAACTAGTGAAGTTATTTATTATTGGATGGTTGCTTTACAAATACCATTTGAGTGCCAAAAGTGGCATTTAAATCGTTTATTGACTCTCATAAAAGTTTGCAATGAAGAGAACAAACCTCTTGATAAGAAGAATAGCAACATGAGGGAATTTTTGAGCGAGCGTGCAGCATTGAACGCAGCTCGTAAGAAACGTTTTAACACAAGGGGTTGATGCTTTTGATAAAGTTTAAACAGAAAGGCGACTTTTCAAAGCTTACAAACTATTTTGAAAGAGCGAGAGAAATATTCAAGGTTGGCGATTTAGACAAATATGGACGAATGGGAGTAAAAGCATTGGAAGATGCGACTCCGAGAGATACCGGTAAAACTGCCAGTTCTTGGTACTACGAGATCGAAAATCAAAATGGAAAAGCTACGATCTCTTTTCACAATTCGAACGTTGAAAACAACGTTAGTATTGCCGTTATTCTTCAGTATGGACACGGAACGAGGAACGGTGGCTTTGTAGAAGGCAGAGATTACATTAATCCAGCAGTGCAACCCGTGTTCGATGATATAGCGGATAAAGCGTGGAAGGAGGCGACCGGACGATGAGTAACGTAATGGATCGCAAAGTTGTTGAAATGCAATTTGACAATTCTCAATTCGAGAGAAATGTCAAAGGAAGCATAACGACTTTGGACAAATTAAAAGAGAGTCTGAAGTTCGAAGGCGTTAGCAAAAGTATAGATGAAATAGATCGCTCAACCGGAAAATTAGATTTCTCTGGAATGCGAGGCGCGATCGAAACCGTAACTTATAAGTTTTCAGTATTAGAGTCGATCGCTCTCGGCGCGCTAATGCGAATCGGCGAAAGAGCAACTGATGCAGGCATAAGATTGGCAAAATCTATGTCTGTCGATAACATTTCTGCTGGCTGGTCCAAATTTGAAGAAAAGACCAAATCTGTTGGAACCTTGATAGCTCAGGGATACGATATGTCCCTTGTAAATGAGCAGCTAGAAAAGCTTAACTTTTTTACTGATGAAACCAGTTATAGCTTTACTAACATGGTGTCCGAGATCGCTAAGTTCACGGCAACCGGAAAAGGCCTAGAGGATTCAGTCACCGCGATGATGGGTATTGCTAACTGGGCAGCTATGTCAGGGCAGAATGCTTCTACGGCAAGCCGAGCGATGTTTCAGCTTTCACAGGCAATGGGAAG